TGCCACACAAGATCACCAATCTTCCTCAAATCATCTTCTGTGAACTTATCACAGAGGTTGGGAGAATCAATTGTATCTTTGTCAAATGTTATTTTATTATCAAGGTCTAGCATTTGCCTACCCTTTATTATAATGCATGACGTAACAAATTGTTACGGGTATTAGTATCCAGTATGCCTGTTACGCCCAACTGCATTTTCTCTATAGTATTGATTTTCTTCCTCCTCCAACTCATCTGTCTCCTCGAAATCTTCCTCATCAAGGGATCCCATATTTTCAAGACCGATACAGAGAGTTGCCGTGCTATCAAACTGATCATCTAACTTAGCTTGCTTACCGCCGGTAAATTTAAGATTCTCATCCTTGTAAGAAGAAAACCAAGAACCATCAACATCAAAGCGTACAAGTCCTGACTTCATTCTCTTTTGATAAGGTCTACCGCGAACTGCCTTATCTTTTACTGGATTAAGGATTTCAAAATTTAAGTATATATCACGGGCCTGCATTTCATTACGAATCATAGGCCAAACGCTATTCCATATGATACCTCCCTCAACAAACCACATTTGTGGCTTCCATCGGGACTCCATCATAAACATTTCTTCAATCCACTCATCTGTTCCCCACCTACCAACCCTACTATCTACAACATGGAGGAGATTATTTATATCTTTACCCCCAGCGGTAAAGGAGGTTCTATTAGCAAGGTCAGCCTTGGAGACAGCAAAGTCGCAACCGATATAATACAGTTTTTCGGAGTCTTTGTCATCCTCTGACATAGGAATAAAGTATTCGGACTTCAGGTAGGCATCAGCCATGTCCTGCGGGTCATTGAGGAACTCCTGTGCGTAGCCACCGGGGTCACCATCTTCCTCGAATTCTTCCTGTTTGTCACGCAACTGTTGCGCGGTCCACCTTTCTGGCCACAGGATATTAGAAAAGTCATCGTAGGATTGATGTGCCTTGTAGAATAGAAAATGCCACTTTTTATTCTTCAACAAACGTGAGAGGAGGGAATCTTCATGTAGGATAGTTCCGTGAACCCGTATCTTACCACTCTTACTGAGCGCCTGTTTACAGGCACGGAAGAACCACCTTCTAAACTTCTCCCTTCTCTCTTTAGATTCAACCTGCTCATCGTCCTCCATGTCATCACAGACAATGAGGTTTGGTCTCTTACCGTTCCATAATGCACCACGAATCTTCTGCTCCGATCCACGGGCATTAATACGAAATCGGTGTCCATCGTCACACACCACAATGATTTCAGTTTTCGCATCACTCTCGAACCCCACGATTCCGAACTCTTCCCGCAGGTCTGTATTGGTGTGCAATTCCTCACTAATGTTACTAAGCTGCTCGCTGGCCTTTGGTTCTGTTGAGCCAATCAATATAACATAGTCAGAGGTACGAAAACATACCTCCGCCATTATATAATCGAATGTCAGGCCAGTCGATTTAGCATGATCACGGGGGGCAACACAGCCACAGGAATCATAATCACTTGTGTAGAGTTTCCACGACTCCCTATGAAATGGTGGGGTCGGCATTGCATTGTCATACCTTGGTGAGAGGAATGTACCTGCAAATGCCTCCACCAACTCAGATGTAAGTTTTACTGCCATAAATTTCCATGCAACTCAAATTGCAAACGTAATTTATTATTCATACCAATACGCCAAAGGTATGGATTTGGTATGTAATTACCAACACTTGTTATGAGGATATATTCAGTTGCATACCTATCTCTCTGCTGCCGATAGCATAGGTTATTTAAATTAATATAAGCAAGAATTACATCATTTGATCCCACCGAAGTAGCTAGTGATCTTTTATCGTCCATGGATACACAGGGATAAGTAACGGTGGGATCCATGATTACAAATGCAAATGCATGTGCAATTGGATCGTACCAATAATAACCAGCTCCGTATTGATCTACATAGGATATGATCGGAAACATATTCTGATCAAAGGCAAGGCGTCCCCAAGTAACATTTACACGGCTAAATAGGTAGATAGGTGCAATTGTATTTGTACTGATATAAAAATCGTCACTCAATCCATTAGGTATAATCTCAAGATACCAATTCTGTACCTGCAATCCTTGTGTACCATTATATAAGGCAATTCCACCAAGAGTCCAATCCGTCAAATTAGTAATTGGGAGCGTATCTGGTGGTAGATAAGGATCTTGAATAGGAGGGAGTATGACCGCCTTATTAGGAATCATACTAATATCTAGCCCAAGATACTGACCAATTTAAAGTCAGCGAATAGGAGGATGTTTTAGGAATATCTGGAGATACGGAAAATTGATAACTTCCATGATTTGAGGTAGTAAGTAAGGCAGTGATACCTCCAGTCATATTACCCACAGTAGTTGCATAAGTTGAGGAAACCTGTTGATAGCTAGAACCGTTTACATAGGTAGTTAGTACATTACTAGTAGAGGTAGGTCCCCCAGTTTTTGTGCCTGTCGGCTCACTGGTAACAACATCAATGGTTCCATTATATGCATAGGTAAACATACCTACATAAGAAGGATTATAACCAACAGCATAATAAAATGGAGGCACACTTGTTATAAGAGCCCTTCTGTAGGTACCAGAATATGTAGTAACCCCAATATTAAAAGAATATGTATTGTCTGTTAAATCAAGATAAATTCTAGCCTCATAATATACAGTAAGCGCATCGGTAGCTGTCAGGGAGATTGTCCCTGGTACACCACTAATCATAATAAGAGAATGACTATATAACTGAGGTTGCGTATCAGTAGAGGTCATATTACCAACACCAACCTCAGCAATATTACCCACAACAGCACCTGTTGCGAAGTTATAGACCTTCGTACCTGTCCAATAGGCTGGAGGCCCAGGAACATAAGCTGAGGTAGAAAAAGAATTTACGGAGGGAATATAAGTAGCAGGATACACAGAGAGGAAAGATGTAAGTTGCGTATCTGTGTAGGCAGGTGTAGTATTCCCAGTTCCCACGGAGCAATGGGTATTTAATATATTGCTCCAATATATCGTTGAGGGTGGAACTGCCACAAAATCTAAACCCTGATTGGTGATTAGATTCTTAAACCATCCAGTATCTTCCTTCATATTCCCAGTAGTTGTATCCGTAACACAGATACGAAAATATCCAGCTAGTTTATGTTTTACATTTACACTGATAGAGGTCATGCTAATGTCCCACTAATTATTGTAATGCCGGTAGTTAGACCTTCCGCAGGCACATCGTAGGAGATACTTGTACTACCATTGAGGACTCCACCGAGTATGGCTACCCCAGTACGGAGGCTTTCAGCTGTTGGGGGAACATTATACACCGTAGCAGTTACCAATGTGAGAACACCGCCGTTAATAACTATGCCTGTTACGAGGCCTTCATTCCAGGTATACGTGATACTACCTATAGGTGTTAAGGAACCACTACTTATATTTACATAGGAATTAAGTGCATCAGAGAAATTAATAACAAGTAATGGCAGTCGACCACTTATGATGTTAACGGAGGTTGTTAAAGCATCACTTACAATATATGGGTAGAGGCAGGAAGTTTCATATAGGTTTGTAAATTGAGGAACTGCACTTCCATCTTCTGGGAGGATGGCAAGGCGTGTTACTTTATCATACGTGTTGCCGAGGGATGTATCAACCTCAAATTTAATGGTATATATATTACCGGGAATCCCTAGGCGTATGCGCTGCTCAATCCAGCCTGCATGAACTGTTATGCCTTGGAATAGTAAATGGGAGGGGTTGGTATCATCACCGCTAAATACTATTACCGTAACCGATTGACTGGCTATGGTTTCTCCTGCGACCAGAACATCACGAAAATCCCCAATATAGGATTTCGTCTCCACCACAGTCTTGCTATCACTTGTATACAGCACGGCTAGTAATTTCCACCGGGAGCAATTACAGCAAGGCGACCCTCCTTACTATAGTTGTGGCTGCCGGAAGCGGTGACGACGCAGACAATGAGGTAGAGGTTACCTGCAACACCCCCGCTTATGTTGACCGTGACCTGTGTAGAGGCGTTGGTGATGGTACCAACCATCGTTGATGGGGAAGGGTCGGTGCCGGAAAAGACGGAGCAAGAGACGGCACTCCCCGTTACTGTCTCCCCGAATTGCAACTTATCGGAGAAATTAATAACGAGAGGTATTGTCTCTGCCGCCGTCTTACTTGGGTATTGAAGGAGGGTCATTTCTTCTTACTCTTCGCCTTCTTCCCTCCCTGCGGGATTGGAAGACCCATCGCCATCCTCTTGTGTTGCGGGATCAACTGACTGTCCTTCGACGGTGATTTCTTGGAAGATGCCATCTGTGTTTCTCCGTGTCTCGATTGTTTTGATTACGCCACCTTGCAGGTACAGCAATCTCTCTGCAAGGCGAGCCAACCTGTCATTAGTGTCGATGATTTCTTTCGGTATACTACTACCACTTCCAATACGTTTCGTGGCTTCCATCTGCAACCGTGCTGCGGCTACCCTCTCCTTCGGACTGCCATTCGCCATCACCTCACTAATAACTTCAACAGATTGCACAAACATTGCATCCAATTGAAGGCCTGCCGCCTGGCACATCTCGGCAATGTATTCCTTCATCAAGGGTTGCTTGGATAACATCGTGATGTATTCAGGTGTAACGCCGACAACATTGGAAATGGTGCGACGGTCAATACCCTGAGCCAGCATAGCACATACCTGCTTATGCTTCGGCTTCAATTCCTTCATCTGCCAGCCGACAACACCTTCCCCTTCATCAAGGGGTTGTTCAACCATTGCATTCATTTCCACTTCCCTACCGGCCGGGCTCTTTTCGCCGTCACCTCTTTTGGAATCTTCACCTGCCTTGTCATAGGCACGGCATGCATCTTCGCGAAGCCTTGATTGATCTTCGCCTCATGCAACTTCGGCACAGCCATTTTCGCAACCTGGAATCCTTTAAAAACATTACGCATTTTCCTGTTCCTCCTTCCCGTGATGCTCCAAGTAAAGGGGATCCTCCTCCAACATGTCCTGCACCCTCTCAAGGGCCTCCTTCTGTTCATCAGAGAGGAGGGAGAAAAGATATTCGTGCTTACTCTTGATGGCCATAGGAGGAGGTACCGAAAAGGGACAAAGAGACCGTAACACAGCAACGATGAAAAGACAAGAGGGTTCGTAGAAACACTGACACTTCGCGTAACAGAAACACCTTCAAAAATAACATACCTGAAAATTCAAAACTTGCCGCGGATGGGAAAATGCCTTTAAGATTTTTCGCAGTCACGCGATTTGCCTCCCCATTGCCAGTGAGAATAGTTATCATTCTCATTATGATATGCAATCGCATTGCGCAAACGATTCTCATTCATCATTGCATGTTGTACTGAACGGTTCGGTATTGTATTGTGCAATGTATACTGTACGGTTCATTATATTAATAGGATGGGCAGACAATCTGGAAATAATTTGAAAATAGTTTGAACTTCTCTGCAATGTCATTGTCTATCTATTTGTAGCAAGCGAAACGTGCACGCTCATATGCACGATACGATTGGAGATTGCAGACATGAACAACACAATTACGAAGTCACGTTGCAAGATTGCAGACGTGACGTATAAGAGTGCTGTGACGATTATCTGGGATGATTGTACAGTTGAAGATGTGCAAGCACTCGCTGCGCAGAAAGTCGTCAACAAGTTTCAGCAAGATGCACGCGAAGCTGGGAAAGCTGTTGCTGAAAATGTCACACTGTACGCGCGTGATTACAAACAGGGATTGCGTAAAGCTGTGCAAACTCCAGAGCAGATACTTGCTAGCTTGAGCGAAGATCAACTTATCCAGTTGATGAAAGATAGGGGTTTGATGTAATAACGTGCATGTGAAGTTATCTACATTCAATTGATCGAGTGTAGATAGCTGCATTTGCAATTGTGCATATGCAATTGACGATTGGAGATACAACATGACTGTCTCAAATAAAGAACATGATTACTTCGCAAGCGCAACTATCACACTTGATGTGTTGATTGCACGTCTACAAGAGTTGCGTGAAGAGCATGGAAATAAATGCGTGCGATTGTTCGATGAAGAGTTGAATTACACAATCAGTAATGCGCAGGAAAATGTGTATTATTGTGAACAACCAGATGAAGTGTTTATTCTGTTTGATATTGAACAAGCGGAATAAATATATAAGTTATTATAATAAATCCCGTAACAATTTGTTATGGGATTTATTAAGATAATATGTGAAGTGTTGTATATGTTAGTAGTGTTGTATATGTTGTATATGTTGGAAGTGTTTTCAGTGTTAGTAAGTGTCATATGCTCTTAAAAAAATATTTAAAAAACAAGCATGCAGCTTACTAACATCATTAACACTCGCAACACGTGCAACATCACTAACAC